CCGTCTTTGGAAACGATTCCTGAAGACAAAGCTAATTGGTTTGATTTGATGGTTTTATTTTTACTTTATGCAAGCTATGTCGGCTATGTTTATTATATGGTAACATAGGAGATAAAAATGCATATTTTCTATAAATGGATGAACTTTATTGCTCATCCTTTTATGTCATCAATTATAATTTCTTTTATTATCTTAATTTCAATTTTTGTAAGTTTTGCAGAATCAAAACCACGAACACTGAATTATAAACCTGAACAAAAAGTAATTGTTAAAGAAGTTATTGTTCCATTACCTGCAAAAAAAGTAGTCATAACTAAAGTGATTCAAAAGTCTACTGATAAAGTATGTTCAACAAATCCATTAGTTTGGCATATTCCACTGGGTTCAAAACGAATTTATGTAGAATATCAAGATTCAAATGGTAAAAAAGTATTTGATAGAGAATTTGGTGTTGATCCGAAACATCGTATTCGGATTTTTGCATCTAAGAGGTAATGATGAAATTAGATTTGAATAATATATTTTTTATTAGTTCTGAAATCGATAAAATGGTAGAAGATATGGATATCGATTATATTGATGCATGTCTTCTATATTGTGAACGTAATGAATTGGAGGTAGAATATGTAGGTGATATTATAAAGAATAATCAAAACATCCTTGGTAAAATTCAAAAAGAAGCTGAGGATTTAAACTATCTACAAAAAGAATCACGTCTATTAATTTAGATGTTGACATGGGTTCTAATATGGAGTATATTAGAATGACTGAATTGTTTGTTATGACTTATACTAATAATACAGTAAATACAAAAAATACAACTAATATGGAGAATACAAATGTCTAATAATTCTTTTTCACAACTTAAATCATCACGTAAGAGTTCACTTGAAAAACTTACAGGTGAACTAACTAAAATGCAATCTGGATCACAACAATCTAATGGACCAGATGAACGATTTTGGACACCTACTGTTGATAAAATGGGTAATGGTGTTGCAGTAATTCGTTTTCTACCTGCACCAAAAGATGAAGATGTTCCATTTGTTCGTATCTTTTCACATGGATTTAAAGGTCCAACTGGTTCATGGTATATCGAAAATTCACGAACAACTATTGGTGAATCAGATCCTGTATCAGATTTGAATACTAAACTTTGGAATTCTGGTATTGAATCAGATAAAGATCTGGCACGAGACCAAAAACGAAAATTGCATTTTATCAGTAATATCCTTGTTGTTAAAGATCCATCAAATCCAGAAAATGAAGGTAAGGTATTTCTTTACAAGTTTGGTAAAAAGATTTTTGATAAACTTAACGATCTAATGAATCCTGCATTTGATGATGAAGAACCTGTAAACCCATTTGATTTCTGGGAAGGTGCAAATTTCCGTCTCAAAATTCGTCAAGTGGATGGTTATCGTAATTATGATAAATCTGATTTTGATACATCTAGTTCTGTATCAGATGATGATAGTGAACTTGAAAATATTTGGAATCTACAATATTCTCTACAGGAATTTGTTGACCCAAAGAATTTTAAATCATATGAGGAACTACAGAATAAATTAGATCGGGTTCTTGGTAATGAATCAGTGGTAGTAAAACCTAAAAAAGTTGTTAAAGAATTAGAAGAAGAATCACCACCAGAAATGAAATCTGTTTCAACAGATTCTGATGATGATTTAGATGAGTTGTTTAAGAGTTTGTCAGAAGAGTAATTGAGAAAGGGGGACCAAAAATCCCCCTTTTTTTATACGAAACATCTACCATAAGAACCATATCCACCTGAACCTGGACTTGATGGTTCACTTTCTGGATGATTTGTTCCACCACTACCACCTCTTGAACCACCTGTACCTGAACCAGAACTTGATTTTTGTGATTTAGATGTTGCAGTAGAACCTTTAGCTTGTTTTTCTTTTACTTCATTTGCTGCATCAGATGCTTTTTGTGCAACATTAGCATCATCTAATCCACCAGTCATTAATTCGGTATTTTGTGGTGCCTTTTCTGCTTCTTGCACAGCATCACCAATATCACCAATATTACTTGCAGTCCTTTCTGATGCTTTTTTAAAATCAGCAAATTCATTTACTGGTGCTTGTGGTAGTTGTGGTGTTGATGGTAATGATGATTCTGCTTCACCAATATCACCGTATTTTTTAAATTGCCCTCCATCCAGGTTAGCTAAAGGATGGACACGACTAGCTTCCAGCATAGCTGCTTCTTCTGATGCAACTCTATTTGCCATTTGTGTTCCAGATGAAATAGCAAAATCACCAAATTTTTGGTTCATCATTTGTGCTTGTTGTGATTGTATCTGTGATTGTATCATAGTTTTATCCATTCCAAATATTGCTTGTCGTTGTTTTTCAAGGAGTTGTCTTTGTGCTACAATTTGAGCGTTTTCACCAGGAAATGCATTTCTAGCAAAAGACATTCTTTGAGCTAAAGCTGCATCTGATACACCAGGAACCATAGCTGCTCTTTGTTCAGATTGTAATTGTGCTGATCTAATATTTCTATCCATTATATCAAAATCAGGAGCAGATCTTCTAATAATTTCATCCATTGCACCAAACCCCGTTTTAGTTTGGTCTTCTTGTTTCAATACTGCTACTTCATTGATAGCTGTTTTTGTTAATCTTTGTCTAACTTCTTGATCTGTTTCTGGTCTACGTGTTCCCATAGGACCTGGAACTTCTTGTCTTGCTGCATTAATTTCTGCTTGTGTAAATTGACCTAAAGCCTTTCTACCTAATTGTTGTTTTCTTTTTTCTTCTGCTTGTCTTGCTCTATATTGTTCAAATTTTTGTGTTGATGGAACACCAAGAATAGCTGCAAGTTGGTTTTGAGAAAATCCAGATGTTTTTGATACTTCTGCAATATTACCATATAATCTTGTATGGAATTGTAATGGGGTTTCTCTACCAGCCATTCCTGGTCCTTGTTGTTCTTGTTGATATGTTCTTTGTTCTTGTTGTGTTGGTGGTTTGACCTTTACACCAATATTTTGCATTGCATCAAGTGTTGGTTGGTGTTGACCTACAATTGAAGGATTTAATTTTTCAAAACCTTTTGCATTTGGAATATGGATTGCATAACCATCTTTTCTATATTTACCACTCAACAAGACACCGTTTTGAAGAGCATCTGATGCCCATTTACCATTAGCTAATTTTACTTGAACGTGTCCATGTCCTCTACCTTTTTCAGCTGCACTACTAACAACAGTTCCAATAGGTAAAGATTCCATAAATTCTTTTGTAAATTTACTTTTATCTACCATTTGTCTATCTTGATAAAACCCTGAAGATTGAAGATAGTTGTTGTTAAATGATAATGATCCAGCTGAAGCAGATCCACCTGCACCGATACCTTTTCTAAAATAAGATTCATTAAGTAGAGCACCAACAATACCTCTTGAACCTTTGCCACACAATCCTCTAAATGTTTTATGTCGAATTGGTCCAACACCACCAATTTGTGCACCTCTTTTTAATACACCTGCAAGTGTTCCAGGACCAGTTCCTTGTGCTGTTACTTGTCTTGATATATTAGATGTTACTGATGCTTGTTGTGATGGGGTTTCTCTACCAGCCATAGTAGACTCCTGATATTTTCTTACAGGCAATCTTCCAGAAGCTCTAGCAACGTCAAAGAATCCATATTCTCTGACATCTTTAATTTGTTCTTCATTTAACCTAAACCCCTTCAACCTCTCTAAATCTTCTTTCAAAACCCCAGGAGAATATGCTTTAGAACCCCCAAAAATATCTTTTTTATCATAAGAACCCTTATATCTTCTGTTCAAACCCCCTTCAATACTACCAGCTCTAGTCATATCACCATAATTAATCCTATAATCCATAGTATCAGCTGAACCATATTTCATCTTATTTGGATTGTTTCCTGCTCCTCCAAACAAACCTCCCCAATCTAATTCACCATTTTTCCAACTATTATCAGCTAATTCTGGATATAATGCTTTTGCATTTTCACGCATTTTTTGAGCAAACATTTCATATATTCTAAATGTTCTTGAATTTTGATAGTTTGGAAGAGCATTTCCAGCATCATCATAAATTGTTATATCACCAGCTCTTCCTCTAGAATGTGCTCCACTGCTTCTACCAAGTTTACCAGACATAAATCTAACTCTAAGGGGAAAATCTTCTGCTGTTTTTTTAAATAACTCCATAAGTCTAGGATCTACTCCTTTTGGAGAACCTCTTCCTCTATAACCAAATTTTTCTTGACCAGGGCCAGTTTCAACAGGAGTTAATTTTTCTTGTGTTTGTTCACTTCTAGCACCAGACTGTGGTCTTTGTTGAGATTGTGGCTGTATTCTACTAGCATCAGGCTGAGATGCTGTAGGACGAGACGAACTTGCCGTAGCATCATATTTTCCCGAATACAACTGCTCTTGTGTGATGTTCATCAATCTATCGTATGGAAGTTTCTGTAGTGCTTGGCCTTCTGGTGTTTTAAAGTACTGCTCTACTTGCGTCACCCAAGCACCTTCATTGTGTTGTTTTGGATTGGCATTTCTAGTTCCTGCTGTCCCTAACTGTGGGTGAGTCTTCCACATGCCAATAAAAGCATCAAAAGTCATGTCTGGTTTTTCTTTCTTAACCTCATGATACATCTTCATCATACCAGCCGCACCAGTTGCTACTGTTTGTTTATCAAGCTTTACTCCTTCAAAACCAAGATGCGCCATTCCCAACATACTTGAATTTAAGCTTGCCGCGTGCCCTCGTTGCGTTGTAAGTGGGTTGTAATGAACCGTTCCGCGTTCAAACTGTTGGTGATACGCGCGTCTAGTTCGATTATCTCTAATGCCCTTATAGGCCTTATAATAGGCATCTTGATCGCTCATACCTTCCCTTTTGAACCTGCGATATGCTTGAAATTCTGGGTCACGACCATGTTTATGACCACTACTATCGTGTGCTACAAACCCCGAAATCCTTGACAGATCTAATGCTTTTTTGGTTATGTCGGCACCACTCATATTTTTCGTTGGTGCATTGGCCTTAAATACTCTTGTACCAGTTATGGCTGGGCGCAGCCCGCGCGTAGCCTTAGCATTTTCTGGCTGATTAGCACCTGCAGGTTGTTTAGCATTTTCTGGTTGTTTAGCACCTGCTGGTTGTGTTTCGAAAAATGCAGTTACACTCTTTGGTATCTCATTAACAAAACCAGAAGAGACTCCATCATTCTTGAACGCGTGCATGACGCCGCGCATGGCCATGCGATCACCACCCATTGCTTCATAGGTAGCTTTACCAACTTCCGCAATTTGCTTCGCCCGCTCAAACCGATACATAACGTTTGGGTCTCGCCAATTCAAATTGGCAGTTGGACTAACCCCCATAAGTTTTGCTATGTGAGCAGAATGTCCAGCTACATTACCTGGCGTATAATATGCAACGTACTCTTGAATATTCTTAACTTTCTTGCCAGTCACATAAGCCATAGTCAACCGTGTAGAAGCAGCCGCACCAGCAACTGGATTCTTAAACATGATCTGATTCGTTCCTTCATCTTTCTCCGAAGAAACACCAGCCATGTACTTACTAAGTGCTTGTTTTTGCCAATCTGAACCAGAATATTTGATGTTGCCTGGGTTGAACGATCTACCACCCATTGAGACCTTTTGACCACCATAAAACGAGTTGACATTCAGTGTGTTGCCTATGGTGTATTTTTGGCCTGATGGTGACGACATGGCACCACCTTTTGCTGTTGAAAAATTAACATCAGCTGGGCTAGAAAACCCTGGTGCATTTGAACCAGCACCAACATGAGAACCAACTGATCCCATATTGTATCGTTGGCCGCCGCTATAGTTACCGCCGCCGCCATATTTACCACCATAACTAGGCATACCCATGCCACCACTAGGCATACCCATTAATGGCATAGCACCACGAGCAGCAACAGCTTGTGCACTACCTAATCTACCCATATTACCTTGAAGAAACTCAAATCCAGGTGGTAATTGACCAAACTTTAAAAATTGTGACTTCTGTTGCTCAATTTGTTGACGCAAAAATTGTGACTGAAAATCTAATTGCCCCCTACTAGAATCACGCTGTGCTAATCTAATAATTTCATCCATTGCACCAAACCCAGTTTTAGTTTGGTCTTCTTGTTTCAATACTGCTACTTCATTGATAGCTGCTTTTGTTAATCTTTTTGCACCAAGATTCATTTGACCACTGCGTACATTACCTACACTACTTGGTATCCCACCACCATAATCAATGTCATCACCCATAGTTCCATAATTTTTACCAGAAATAATTCTTCTATTTGCTCTCTTTTTCCTGGATGCCATCCGATCCAATTCATTTCTAATTCCAGGACCAACTGTATTCAGTAATTGTTGTTTTTGTCGTTCCGTAATGTTTAAACTGTTTAAATCACTCATTAATGAACTAATTGCAGATTTTCGATAACTGGGATCAGAACTTTTTTTAAATTTTTGATTTGCATTTTGAATTGCAAGTCTTCCTCTTTCCATTAGTGGCAAATTAGTATTTTCAAATGCTTTTTGAATTTGAGTGATATTTTTATCAGCAGTGTTTCTTGTTGAGAAATCAACTTTCTGTTTCATTCTTGTTATAGCATCAGACACACCAAATTCACTATCTTTATCAATGGCCTTTTCAAGATCCTTAATATCATTTAAAATATCAGTTTCATTTGGACCAAGACCAACACTCAAAGTACCTATAGCACCCAAAGGACCAAACCTTGCAGCTCCAGGTGCTGTCTTGGCAACAACTGAAATAAGTGCTTTAATTGCCGCCTTAAGTTTAGCTGGTCTAGCAGCAGCTAAAGCGGCAGCTGATGCACCACCAACACGTGCTACAGTGCCTTTACTCGGTAATAAACTTTTCAATAATTGTAAAATATTACCAGAACCTGTACCTGTTCCACCACCACTAACAACTTGGTCTCTAGGCGTCATTCCACGTACATTTACACGCTCAGATTGTTGATTCATCTCCCTCATGATTAATCTAAACTTGGTATCAAAATCACTGAATTGTTTATCAACCTTATTGTCTAATGCATCAAACTTTTTATCTAAATCTTCAACACTTTTAACTAAACCATTTAAATTCTTTAATTCAACAGCATTTTTTTCTAACTTCTCAATTCTATTATTGACTTTATTGAAATTCTCATCAATAACCTTTACTGCATCATTAATACCTAAAAACTTATTTCGAATTGCTTCAAATTTTTCATCAGCATTACCTTTTGTTACATTATCATCAAATCGACCACGTGACTTTGCTCTAATAACATCACCAACAACACCCATTCTACCCGATATTCTATCAACAAATAAAGATTTAAATTCTTTAAAACGTTGTCCTGGTCTTGCACTTCTAGACTTCAATACCGCATAACCAAGAGATTGACCTAGTAATCCTGTAACAACTTGGTCCTTTCCTCTTTCAACAGAACGTTGAAAAAGATATTTTGGAATGTCAGTAAATCTTTCTGGACCACGAACAAGAAATTCTTCTCTTGCTTGTTGTTTCCTAAATCTTTCTACAATTTTTCTACGTTCAGCAAAAGTTTTTGGTTTTCTAGCCATTTAAAATCTTCTTCTTGATAATGCTTCTTGTTTTGCTTGTTCCTGCAACATTTCCTCTTTTTGCACTTCAATATGTTCAGTTAATAAACTTACATACAAATCTTTCTCAAACGGAATCATATTTTCATATTCTGTTAAACTAAACATCTTATGAATATGAGTCAAAGTAAACGCTGATTTATAATAGTTTTCCAGCGAACCATGACTCATTACAACATAAAAAAATCCTCTAGTGTCCTGAATTCAATTGTTCTCTCATCACCATTTGCATTTTTATACTTCTCACTATGATACATCGATGGCATATTACTTAAAAAATCTTGAATATCATCAAATGCCTTAGATGGAATGGAATCAATGAATTCTTCTAGTTCATCCTTGTTTGCATCTTTACATATATGAATACTATCACCCTCAATAATCTTATCCATACATGCACGTAACATATAATCAAATACTTTATCATCATCCATTGAATATAAATTCTTATCAAGATACATTGACACATTAGGATATTTCATTTGTAAAATAATACCATTGGAAATTTCAATTGAAGTATTCACATCTTTATCAAATTGCACTTCAATTTTATTCAAATCGATTTCAAAATTATATGTTTTTTCATCATCATTATCTCGAAATGCAAGTTTTGCAATATTGGAAACAGAGTTTGCTCTAATTTTAAGAAAAATATATTCAAGGTCAAACATTGCTAATTCTTCAACTTTAAAATCACCATCCATTGCACAATTATTAATTACTTGTACAACAGAATTTAATTGGTCTGCTCTATCTTCTGCTTGTTTTGCCATTAAAAGAATTTTTTCTTCTTTGACAAGCATTGCTCGAAATTTTGATTTCTTTTTGGTTGATGGAATAGTCAACTCAAAGGTAGGATGTTGGATTTTTGGTAAAGCCATATTATAGTTCTCCTATTGTGTAAAACTTGGGTTGGTATCTCTTAATTCATAATCCCAATCTAGATATTCTAATGTTACTGTAAAATTTAAAGTGGAATTAGTATCACCCCAATTCAAAGGAACATCAAGAATATTAGATGGAAAAGCTTCGTAACAAATAATTTTTTGTCTTCTAATTCCTCTCTCATCAAAAATATGTAATTCTACATCTACAGCATACTCACTTTTATAACTTAATTCATATGGAGACAATCCAGGATAACTTGCAGTTGATTGAATCATACCACCACTTCCATTAATTGCATTTCTTTGGTGTGGTATTATAAATGACATCCATTCTGTAAAAAATTTCCACATATCATTATTACCATCTGATATAAAATTCATTTGTAATTGTTGAAAATTAGGACCAAATGGACGTTTTTCATTAGGTCCATATGTCCATCTTCTCACGTCACCCATTGCAATTTGATATCCAGGAAAATTTATTGATTGACAATAATATTCCACACTATTTGAAAAACCATTAGTGTAATTATTCAACAAAACAGGTGGTGTTGTTGTTCTGAAAAGAAAACGATTGGTTCTTAATACACCATTTCTTTTATTGATTTGGCCTTTAATACTACCTGGACCATCGATGGTGAAAGCCAATTAAAATCTCCTCATTTTTTGTCTGGATTCTCTCCAAATCTGTTGTTTTGATGCCTTCTCAAATCGTTCTGTTGGTAAATATAATGCCATTTCCCAATCTTCATTACGTAATTTATATATTCTAGAAACAAGATGATTGTTCAAGTATCTCTTAACACATGGAGCATAATATCGAGTACTCGAAATACGTTTTAATATATTATAACTAATTTGTGTACGTCGTTTTTCATTAATTTCATTTGAGTTTTCTACTTTATATACTCTTTCATAAAGTGTTTCCATAAGGATAAATCGTAATCTTGGTGGTAAGTAGTGTAGATTAAGACCAAGAAATCCATTATCATAAATTTCAATTGGTATAACGAGTGGGAATCTATCATAATATGGTAATGTTGCTTTAAGTTTTGGATCATAATAGAATGTTACCATTTTACCTATATGAATTGGTGATATTCTATTAATAAGTCTTTCTCTATCTCTAAAGAATTCATTTCCAGCGACTCTTTTACCAGTAAGACTTTTTACCATTTGAGCAAAAGATTTAATTGACCCTTTAGCTTTTGCTTTTAGGTCTGTAGTATTAAATTGTTCACGTATTTTATCGAAAATATTTGCCATTAGAATTTGATACCTAATTCGTGTTCTGTTAGGATAATAAATTTATATTTTCTATCTGCACAAAATTCTTTAGCTGCTTTCCATTTAGCTTCATTTACTGCATATGTCATTGCTTCTGTTATCATACGTTTAGTTTGTTTTCCATTCATTTTTGGTGGCATTGTTTGTGCCTTTGGTTTTATTTCAATTACAAGTGTTTCAATGACTCCATCTTTTTGTTTTTTTACAAGAAAATCAGGAAAATATCTATGTACTTTATTATCCTTTGGTGATAAATAGGGTATAAAGAATTCTTCTGAACACCATTTTAAAACATCGGGATGATTATCCAGATATAGCATGAATTTGGATTCCCATCGAGAACGATAAATAATATTCTCATGGTCTCCAATGTATTTATTCGGATTTTTAGGTTTAAAGTATCCTTTATAAGTTTTCATGGTATTATTTATATAAATAGTAATAAAGAAATTTTTAAGGAAATTAAATGGTCAGCAACTTATTGGATAATCTTACAAGTAACAATCCATCATCTGCAATTGAATCTAAAAAAAATAGCAAATCTATTGCAATACTACAATATCCACAAAGAGATTTTCCTAAATATCATACTACAATTTATCAAATGGACCCTGGTAATTTGGACCTTAGTAATTTAGGTGAAATA